TCCACCACCGACCCCAACAAGGTCCGCCAGACGCATCGCCGCGCCCGTACCAGCGATCTGGTATGGAGAAGTGCGCTGGATGGCCTGCAGCATGTCGCCGCGGTTCGTGTCGTACTGCCGGCGTTGTTCCGCCAAGGCTTCCTGCTGCGCCTTGTAGGTCAGTTGCGCGGCCTCGCGGGCGGCTTCCGACTGGATGCCAGCCGCTTCCTCCGCACCACCCGAACCCATGATCCCGCTCAGGACCGGCCCGGCAATCGAAGCAATCGTTCCGAAGTCAAACATCTCTCACCTCACGCAGCCACGCCAGTTGCGAGGCACCAGCCCGTCGAGCCGTTGGCGTCGTACCAGATCGGCTTCCCGAGCGTCGTGTCGAAATACGGCCTTCCTACCCACAGCAGCGCCGTAGGTCTCTGCGCCGTAGTCCCCGATTGCGTCACCGCGAACACGACGTTAAACACCGCCGTGAACCACGACGACCATTCCCGCGTCACCCTCAACCCCCTGCCTTCCGCATCGGTCTCATCAACCGGCGAACGGGTAGGAGGCGACGAAACGAAATCCTGTGCCATCAGCTCGGCGGATTCAGCATCGCGGACACGATCGCCCGCTTCACCGGATCAGTGATCCGGACCTTGAACACAACCTCCCCGGACTGCGGGGCTCCAAGCCTTCGCCACTCGACACGACGCCCATAGACACCGATCGCCCCCGCGGTCATCCACATCTCCGATCCCCAGGAGTTGCCGCCGTCCTCGCTCACCTGAAGCATGACCTGCGGGTCCGATCCCTGCCCCGTCACCAGTCCTACCCCGGTTTCCATGTCCACGCGGAAGCGGTCGATTGGGAATGGAGTCTTGTCCGGGTCGGCGATGTTCTCGCTCACGATCTCGGATTCGATCATCTCGCCGTTCTCGGTGTAGGTCAGCGGGTTGATCTCGTACAGGTCGCCAGTCGAGTAGTCCGAAACGATGGTCCGCGTGATGAACTGGATGCCGATCTCGCTTCTCTGCCGGCTGATCCCGTAGGACTTGAGGGACGACCATTTCCCCGTCGAGGCATCGAAGAGCCACGAATAGCCTGCAGCCGGGAAGTTGATCTGGTACATCGGATGCCCACCCAGCATGTAGCTGAAGGCGGTCGCATCGTTCACCGAGGCATATCCGTTGATGATGTTGTCGATGTCCGGCGTCGAAATGATCTGCGGCGTGTAGCCCTTCAACATGGCCACCGACACCTGCCCCATCCGGTTCTGCGCGAGGAAGGCCACGGAGTCATTGAACTTGCAGACCGACGCCGCAGACGCGCAGCCCCATTCGATGGTCGCGGACTTGATCGGCGAGAACGGGAAATCCGTCGCCCCGGTGTTCTCCCAGAACTCGGTCGAGATGTCCCCGAAGATCGTCAGTTGCCCGTGATCCGCGAACACTCGCACGATGCCGTCCGGGTTCGATTCAGGCACCCCGATATCCGCCGCGTTCCAGCTCGTGCCGTCCGTCGAAATCTGGAACACGGAACGATTCGCCACCACGAAGTAGCCGTCGATCCACGTCACCGTTTTCGGCGTGGCGATGAAGTCAGCATCCACCACGGTCGCAAAGGCGTCCGTCCCGGTGTTCAGCGTGTAGCCAGAAGTCCCGTCCACGGTCAGGAGAACCGTGCCGTCGTGCGCCTGGTAGACATTCCCCTCCGTGGTCGCAAGCGTGCCAAGCGAAGTCTTCGTCCCGGCGTTGTTCACCGAGTACAGCGTCCCCCTGTGCACCGGGTAGAACTTGTCCACCGGCTCCACGGTCAGCATCCCCCGCACAGGGGTATCACCGAACGTGGCGAAGAGGTCTAGCCCCGGAGTCCCGTACGCCACAAGCTGCGACTTCTCGCCCTGCGGACGAGACTCAAGATAGAAGTTCTGCAACTGCGCGGCCGTGACCGCAGCAGAGCGAGAACGAGTCCCGAGGCCGAAGACTGGAACCCTCACGGACGCCCCATCGCCGGGCCGTCAACGTAGATGTTGTACGGCACGCCGTTCGGAAGGAGGCCCCCGTCCACCTGTGCCACGAGATCCGGAGCGTTCACGGCCTTCAGGTTGTGCTTCAGCACCTTCGCCCGCGCGATGTCGTCCGGGTCCATCTGCGCCGCAGAGCCGAATTCGCCCTTCCACCACGCCGCGAGGTTGAACTCGATCGCCGCCTGATAGCCTGGCGGCAGGCTGATTGCGTCCGTCAGTCCGGCGAAGGTCTGGAGAGGCTTCCACGTCTGCAGGTACAGCGTCAGCGCCATCGTGGGCACCGGCCAGACGAACACCGTCCCCAGCGGATAGCCGGGGCTGTAGTAGATCCACTGCGGATAGCTGGAGGTCGAGGACTTCAGCAGGATTCTGTCGTAGCTCGATTTGTCACCGAGCCACAGGAGCGGGTAGTCGATCAGCGTCGAACCGTCGCGGAAGAAGTTCCCTTCCTCCTCGATCTTCGTAGGGCGAGCGATGTTGATGTCGCCGCCGCTGCCGATGGTCATCGAGGCCGAATTGGTCGTCCACGCATTGCTTACCTGCTGGATCTGGTAGACCATCAGCCGCTCGATGCTCCACGCTTCCATCATCGAATTCAGCGCGTAGAGACCGTCAGCGGCTTCGTCTGCGGTCGGGTCGCGGTACACGGGCAGGACGCGCATGATCCGCATCGCCCGCTTGATCATCGTGTTCGCGGTGATGGTCATGCAGCCCTCGCCATGAGGTTATGGACGATCCCCGTCCCCATGCTGGATTTCACGCACTCGTGCGTGCGCTTCGTGGCCTTCAGTTCGCGCCACAACGTCCCTACCCCATGATCCCGGTGCGCGATGTCGTGGAAGGCGACCATCGAACCCAGCGGCCCGTAGTCCAGCCAGTCCGACCTCGCACCCTCATAGGAGTGGTCCCCGTCGATGAAAACTACGTCATAGGGGCCGCTCTTGCGGGCGAACTCCACCGCCTCCGGACCGTGCGAATCCCCGAGGAAGCATTGAGCATCGAACCCATCCGCCCGTAGTTCAGCCATCGCACGCTGCAGGTACTCGCCGGTATTCACGCCGTCCAATGTCTCAGCCCCGACCCCGGTATCGATGCAGCGGATCTTCGCCCCCGGCCGGCAGTGCCGCGCCAGCATCTTGATCGAATGCCCCATGCAGGAACCGACTTCGAGGATGGATCTGGCGCCATGCACCCGCTCGGCCAGCCACGCGAATTCCTCCGGGTCTTGCTGCGCGTAGGGAAGGTCGAAATTGCGCCGCATCACCGTAGGAGCTTCGCGCTCCAGGATCTCCAGCATCCTGCGGGCGCCCTTCTCACGAAGGCGCATGTAGCCCGGCGTCGTGTCGGTTTCCTTCGCGGGCATCTGGCGGACTTCGCTATTCAGCATCTGCGCCCGCTCGTCCACCATCACGTGGTTCTGCCGCAGCAGCGTCTTTCGCCACTCCGGTTCGTCCATCTCCGCGATGATCTTCTCGCAGACCTCGTGCCGTTCGTAGCGCAGGGCGTCGTAGAGCGTGGCCCAGAAGGCAGGCTCCCGCATCCCCTGCGTGCCGGGGCGCTTGGACACGTCTACCCACACGTCAGCAACCGCGATGCGGTCGATCGTGCGGGCGACATCATCCAGCCAGTGATCCACGAACCAGTACGGGAACCACTCCGGGTACATCCCGCCCATCAGTTCTGTGAGCCGGTGCGTCACCGCGTTGATCTGCGGGAAGCTGAGATTGGCGAGGTGGTTGTAGACCACGCCGATCCCGTCCGGAAACACGGATGCAGCCTTCAGGATCAGCGCGTCGAATCCCGGCGTGACGTGGGGCGCGTAGTCCACCATCGCCAGATAGACATCAGCCGGCGCAGCCTCGCATCCCATGTTGAACTTCTCGCCCAGCGAATCAGGACGCGGGCGGACCTCGACCTGTACCCGGTGATCCTTCACCGCGAACCGCTCAAGCGTCTCCGTGTCGTCCTCGTCCACCATCACGACGAGGCGAGTGCCCTGCAGGCTCATATTCGTGACCGTGATATCCACGGTACGCTGCAGGAGTTCCGGACGCCCGCGGGTGGCAAGTACGGCGGTGAGGATCATGCGACCGCCTTCAATTTCGTGCCCTGCGCCCGAAGCCACGAGCCGAAGTGCCCCGCATACGCCTTCCCCTCCCCGTTCACGTGCGCGACGTGGAATTCAGGGTCCACGAAGATCCTGCCACCCATTTCGCGCCAGCGCCGGCAGAAGTAGAAATCCTCCCCCCAGAACACGTGATTCACGATCTCGGTATTGAAGAGCGCGACGCACTTCGTCTGGTCCGGGTCGTTGGCCGTGAACCACTCGTCGGCGTGCTTCTGCACCATCTTCTCGATGGCTTCCCTGCGAATCCGCACGAGGCCGAAGGGAACATTGGCGACCTCCAGCAGCCCTGTATCCTGATCCTGCACCGCGCCTTCAGGCAGCGGATGCACCGGATAGCGTTCGGTGTCGCACTTCGTCCGGTAGACCCCGGCGACCATCTCCGGGGCATGGCTCACCAGCCGGGTGAACACTCCCGGCCCGAACGCCACGTCCGAATCGAGGAACACGAGATCCGTGCAATCCGTTTGCAGGAACTTCGCCACGCAGACGTTCCGGGCGTGTGCGATTAGAGAGTCCTGCATCCATCGAAGCTGCTGGAACTTCCATCCGCAGCATTCAGCCTCCATCGCCATGAACTGGATGGCGAGTTCCGTCCCGGCAGCGCACTTGCCGTCAAGGGTCGGGATGGCGAGGAAGATGCTACGCATGGAAGTCCCCCACAGAGTGAGGGACGCCCTTCACGCGGAACCCTTGATGAGGCCGAGCGCCACGAGTGCGCTGCGGACTTCGATCAGCAGGTTCACGACCCCTTGCGCCTGCGCCGACGAACCGAATCCCCACTGGGTAGCGGAGATCGACACGACGGCGGAGGACACGATGGCCGCTTGCGACGCGCTCGCCGGCTGGCCCGAAGCCGTGCCGCCGTAGAAGGCGAGAGTGTCGCTGGTCGTGGCACCGATCACCGCGCCAGAGGCCGAGAAGGAACCCGCGAGGGAACCGTTCTCGAGCGCCTGATCCCGGTAAGCGATGCCGATGCTTTTGGTATCGGGCATTCTTGTCTCCTTGTCAGGACAGGGCGGGGTTTCCCCCGCCCATTCCGATTACGACGAGCCCTTGATCAGGCCGTAGGCCACCAGCGCAGAGCGCATTTCGGCCACCAGATTCAGCAGGCCATTAGCCTGCGTCGAGGTTCCGAATGCCCACTGCGTGGCGGACACCGACACCGCCGCGGTCGAGATGATCGCCGCCTGCGAGGCCGAGGCCAGTTGCGAGGAACCCGTCGCCGCAAAGAACGCCAGCGGCTGCGTCGAGCTGCCAGCCCCGACGCGAAGGGTCTCCGAGATGCTGCCGTCACCGACTTGGTAGGTCATGGTTTCTCCTTAGCCCCAGAGGCGAACGCCCATTTCGGGGCGGATCACCTTGTAGCCGTACAGCACGTCGAGGCGGCACGGCAGGCGGTCGTTGTTGATGTCGTACTGGCGCACGACGCGGATGGAGATGCCGTTGTACTGCTGGCGGCTCGCCATATCGACACCCTTGGGCATCACCAGATCCGCCGTCGCGAAGGTGATCGCATCGCGGTGATAGATCAGGTTCTGCGGGTAGGAGGTCGCAGCCGTGCCGAGCATCGTCACCGTCTTGCCGGACACCGGGAACGAATCCACCGTAGCCAGCGGGCTGGACGAGGTGTAAATCGCCGGGCTGATGTCCAGCGTGGCCGTGGACGAACCGGAGGCAGCCGTGGTCACCACGAACTGCTGCAGCACGCCAGTGGATTGGCGGGTCTGCGGGTTCACCTGATAGCAGTCCTGGATGGTGAACACGTCGCCCACCGCCCACGTCTTCGAGGAGCCGGTGAACGAGATCGGAAGCGTCGCCTGACCCTGCGTCGATACCGTGGTCGTTACGGTGATGCCGGTTCCCCACGAGCCGGTCGTGTGGTTGTTGATCGACTGGCTCATGTTGATCTCTTCGTAGCCGAGGACGCCTTCGCCCATCATCCCGCTCTTGAACTGCTTCGAGATGGTGTTGACCGGGTTGAAGAAGCCCTTCATGCCTTCCACGAGCTGCGCGTTCGCCGCCGGGTTCACCGTGGCGTAGCGCGGGCTCATGCCGGCCGCGTACTCGTTCAGCTTCTGCTGGCCCTGCAGCAGCACGAGCGAGGTGCTAGGCGTGGTGCCGGGAGTGCCGACAGAGGCGTACATCTGCTTGTAGCCCGACGCCACATCGTTGTCGATGTACGAGGCCACCTGCGACAGCGCCGGCTTCAGGATGCGCTCGGCGAAGTCGTCGATCGAGAGCGTCAGTTCCGCCGTGGTGAAGTTCAGGTCCACGCCGACCTGGTTCGACACGGCGAGCGAGGTTCGCTGCTCGGTGTACGCCTGCGCGGAGAGCGCAGCCCCGGTGCGGACGTTGTAGCGGTTCGGCAGACGGATGCGGAGCGTGTCGCCGATCTTGGCCCCTTCGATCGCGTAGGCGTCGTCGTAGGCTCGATTGCAGTTGCGCGTGATCACGAGATTGTTCTCGAGGATCATCAGCGCCTTACGAGTGATCATGTCAATCGTAAGGTTGGTGTTGACAGACGGGGCAGCCATGTGGCCTCCCTCCTTCTAGTTGTGGTACGGGACGCCTCTCGGCGTTCCTTCCCAGTGGGTTAGCGTGCGCCCGCGGCCTTCTCCATGCGTACCCGTTCCCGTTTCATCCATTCGGCGGTGCTGAGTCGGTCCGACCTCGGGTCGGTTGTCGAAACGTCACCACCGGATTCGCTGGTGCCCACGGGGTTCAGGGGCGCAGGAGCCGACGACGGCTTCCGGGACGGCTTGGCGACCTTTTCCTCAAGGGCCACGATTGCCGCCATTTGCCTTGCAGGGGTGAGCTTCGAGATACGCTCGGCCTCGTCCGCGTGGGTTGCGAGGTAGTGAATCAGATGCGCTCCCCGGTCCGACTCCCGCAGGGCCTGCGCCATCGCTTGCGTGAGCGGCATATCCGCCGCGTCTTCGACCACCTGATCGAAGTCCGGCAGATCCTTCTTCGCCGCTTCGATCTTTTCGTTCCACTCCTTCGCTACCGCGTCGTTCGCGGCGCGTTCGCGCTCGGCCTTCTGCGCTCGTTCCACCTCTCCGCGTGCGGCTTCCTTCGCTTCGTGGCGTGCCTGCGCTTGCAGGAATTCCTCGTAGCTGCCAAAGCCTTCCCGTTGCGGGGCGGTCGGTTCCTTCGTCTGGGCCGGGGGCTGGTTCTGCCGGGCGAGGAAGTCCCGCTCGGCCGCAATCCTCGCGGTCCGCGAAGCGTTGCGCCTCACCTTGTCCGTGATCCGGTCCAGATCCTCCTGCGTGTACGTGCGGGAGGCTTTCGGCGGTTCCTGCTTGTCCTCGGCGGGGGCTTCGACTGCCGGCGCTTCAGTGGGCTGGACCGCGACTTCGCCTTCAATCGGCGTGCCTTCTACTTCGGCCATCGTTTCTCCTACGGTCTGCCTCTCGGCAGTCCTTTGAGCCGGGAACCGCCCGGCGCGGCTACTCGAGCGAGATCGGCTTCACGTACAGGTTCCCGCCCGACGAATCCTGCACAGCGGACACCTGCCACGGTGCGCCAGTCCCTCGCGGGACGGCAATCGTGATGAGCTGGTTCGCCGGCACCGGAATGCCGTTCGACGTGGTGGCGGTCACGGATTCCCCGACCAGAACGTAGGCGATGGTCGAGCACAGGACGTTCACCGCCTGCGGCCCACGGCCATACGGCGCGGTGCTGCCCGCGGTGCTGGTGTAGGCCACCTTCTGCGCCGGATACGCAGGGTCCAGGTTCGGATGGAATGCGGTAATGACTCTCATGCGTACCTCACGAAAGAAGCAGGAGCGCCCTCGCCCTGCGGTTTCTGGACGCTACCCGCGCCCGTTCGATCAGCTCCCGCGCCTCGGCCAGATCCTCGTCCGTGAACTCGGGTTCATGTTGAAACTTCGTCGCCCTCTTCGCCATGAAGCGGGGTTCAGGGGCGACCTTCTCGACCATCGTCGGAACGCCATCCTTCGCCACTACCTCTACGACCACGTAGGGGTCGGGCTTCGGAAGGTAGGCCCCCCATTCCTCGTCCACGTACACCCGCGGCGGACCGCCGACCGTGTTCCTCGAGACCTCTTCGATGATCGAGCCGGCCAGCGCCCACGTATCGTCTTCCTCGGTCCACGAAACCGCCGCCTCCACTACATCAGAGGCGATGTCTCCGGTGATGGCCCAGGAGTCGTCCGATTCCGTCCACGCCAGCGCCACCGTCGCGGTGAGCGTGCCCTCCAAGGCGAAAACGTCGTCCGCCTCGACCCATGCAATGGCCGTGGTGACCGTGAGATCGCCGGCAATGGCGTAGGCATCGTCCGCCTCGGTCCACGCGATCGCCGCGCTTACCGATGTTCCAGAACCTGCGGTGAGTAGGAGGGACACTTATTCCCAGCCGTAGATGGGCGTCCACGTGAAGAAGATAGTTTGCGAGGCCGTAGCGGTTCCCACGATGAACTTGCCCACGAGCTGCACGAACTCGCCGGGGTTCACGAATACCGGCGCATCGCCAAGGTCTACGATGATCGGCCCCGCTTGGGGACCAGCACCGATGCCGGCACCGACAGCCCATGTCATGAAGCCCAGCGGAAGTCGTCTGGACGCCTTGGCCGCCGCACCTTCAGCAGTGGCGAGGGACACCGACGTATTTCCCCACCCGAGGCTGAATTCGATGGTCGTCGCGGTCGTGGCAACCGCAGCCCCGGTGTTCACGGCGTCCACCCGGATTCCCCGGATCACGCATCGCCTGCCCTGCACTGCAACCGTGCCAGCAGGGATCTGGTAGCTGCCCCAGATACCGTCCGTCGATCCACCGGCAGCAGCGGTGACCAGGCCTTGCCCTCCGAGGCCACCGGGGAGGTTTGCAGTCAGGGCGGTGTTCGACGGAGCCGCAGCCGTGGGGTTCGTGCTGTTGGCGTAGGTGGCGAGCGTGCCCATCGTGCCGCCAGACAAGCCTTGATACGAGCCGTAGACCCGCTGGCCCATGATCGAGGCCGTCTGCGCGATGTTCGGGCCTCCGACCGTGACCGTGTAATCGTTCAGCACGAAGGAAAGTGCGGAACCAGCGGCACCACCAGCAATGGCGTGGCGCACGGCGAACGGCAGCGCGGCGCTCATGCACGGCTGGCCTTGTCCTGCCGGGGTTTCCAAGGAAGCGTACAGCACGCCGTCGATCCAGAACTCGACCTCGCGCTCATGGACGGCGATGATGAATTGGTACTTCTGGTTATTCGTGTAGGTGAACGAGAACGCGCTGGTAGTCGTTTCCGAGGTGTTGCTGTTGATGACCCCGAAAATACCAGACGAGTTCAGGCGGAAGTACACGCCATCGGTCGGCGCGTACGGGTTGGTCGTCGCCATCCGCGCCATGCCGAAATCAATCGTCGTGTTCGTGGTCGGCTGCGCGGTAAAGCTGCCCTCGATCTCGCAGTACAGTTGCGAAGCCCCGAGGATCGGGAATTCCGCATACGTGTTGAACTGCGCCCCCGTCGTCGTGGTCGTGATGTTCCCGCTGTTGGTCGTCAGACCCGCAGCAGTCCATCCGTTGGTCATCGTGGTATTGCGATAGGCGTACTTTCCGGTGTTCTGCGCGGTGTAGTTGAACGTCTCGCAGTCGAACAACGCCTCTTGCGCGACCCGCAGGCGGTAGTCGTCGTCCGTCTCCGGGCTGACCAGATACGCCGTGCCGGTAGCGGTGCCAGCATCGTTCTCGCTGAAGAGCCTGACACCCCCCACCCCAGCAGGAGCAGCCGCAGCGTCCCCCGTGAACACAGGAACGCCGTTGGTCGTCGTGGCGATGTTCGTGCCGTCCTTGCCGATCAGGGATACGCTCATAGTCTGCCCTCAGTTCCACACCCAGCCGACCGTGAACTCGCCATGCGCGAATCCGGTACGGCACTTCGCATAGATCGTGAATCCGACACCGTTCGACACGTTCCCGGCTACTACCTCGATGTCGTCCACCCAGTGGTTGTCAGCTGTGTTCGTGGCCGTCGCTACCGGCCAGATCCACGCCTCGGCCAGAGAACCGCCACCAATCCCGGCCTGCCCGGTCACGGCTACGCTCGTATCGGTCGCACGACTGCCGAAATTCACCGTCGTAGTCCCGGTCGTCGCCATCAGGCGTTCCCCCGCGTGATCGAGAAGGAAGTCACCGAACAGGCCACCCCTACCGAGACCGTCGTCGTGTTCAGCGTGATGTCAGTTCCAACCCCGAGATCAATCACGAACGTCCCTGCGGAAGTCGTGATGCGCCCCCACGTAGCGGTCCCGGCAGCAATTCCGGTCGTATCGCTCGGCAGCGTCGGCGACAGCACCCCAGCCGCCGCACCAGCAGCGAACGGAGTCCCTAGCGTGAATTCGGCCAGCTTCGTGGTCGCAGCGCCGCCAGTAGCCGGCCGCACGCCGTCGTACAGGGCGAGCTTCCCCGCGTTCCCGACCGCAGTAGTGATCGCGTCCAGTTGAGCGTTTCGCAGCGTCGTGGAATAGCCGGCAGCCATCAGGCCTCTACCTGCACGCGGCTAATCGACCTGATCGGATTCCCGGCCTCGTCTACCTCCAGATCCGTCACCCTCGGCGCGGCAATGGCCTGCAACGCCTGCGCGACCATCGCCTGTGCATCCGAATGCATCTGCACGAGCTGCGCGATCAGCGCCTGCCGCTCCAAGGATTCCTGCTGCTCGTGGGCCTGATCCTCGCCCTCTTCCGGTCCATCTTCCTGCCGGATCTCCTGGATCGCCAGTTCCACCTTGTTCGTGTAGGCCGTCAGCGCGTTCGTGATCGTCGCCACAGCATCGCGCACGTTCGCCTGCTGCTCCACGCCCATCGCCTTCAGTTCAGCCCTCTGCCGGGCGAATTCAGCGTCCATCACCTTGCGGGCAGCCTCTACCTTCGCCGCCACGCTCTCCGCCGCCATCCGATCAGCCTTGCCAGCCTCGGCCAACTTCTGGCCTTCCTGACCCATGCGCTGCATCTCTTCCATCTGCGCGCCAGCCTGCTGCAACGCCTGCTGCAGTTGAGCAATGACCGCCGCATCCTCCGGGTTGTGCGGGACGGCTTCCTCGCCTTCCTTCTCCAGAAGCTGCGGGGTCTTCATCTCGATGACCTTCCGCAGCCGGTCGGCCCATTCCTGCGCCCCCGGCGCGTCCATGTTCCTGAACAGAATGTCCCCGCCAATCGCCATCAGGCTAGGATCGGCCTGCATGATCTGCGTCATCCAATCCACGGCTTCCTGCCGCTTCGTGGTGTAGCCCGGCCCGGTATCGACCACCACGTCGTATTTCCCGACGTTCAGGTTGTAGATCTTGTCGATTCCGCCCTTCTCGTTGGGCTGCTCGGCCATCGCCTGCGGCTGCTCGGGGTTCAGCTTCACCGAACGGGTTTCCCCATCCTCCCCGATGATCCTAGCCACGCGCTGGCGGTCGTACACCTTCGGGATCAGGTCGAGCAGAATCCGCCCGAGGTGCCGGATCGAACGCTTCGAGTTGTCGGCAAAGTGGAAGGTCGCTGTGTCACCACGACGCTGCTGCAGCAGTTCCTGCTTCCCGCTGTTCGCGTCACCCGTACCGAGCAGGGTTTGGGCGTAGATGCCCATCGCCGCGCTGATGTCGTGCTCGAAGTTGGCAAGCGCCTGCTGCCAGCCGGCAGAGATCCCAGGAGGCTGCACCCGTTGCGGAGGCGGTACGGCAATGCCCTCCATGACCACGGGCTTGTAGGGAAGCACCGAGATAGAGCGACGGTTCGCTGACTTGTACAGCGCCTCGTAGCCCTCGATCTGCCCCTCGGCAGCGACCCACGAAGCCCGCGGAGCCAGAGCAACGCCTTCCACGAAGGAGGAGGCCGCATAGTTGTGCATCTTCTGCGGCTGCATCGCGCCCTTCAAGAGACCGGACTTGACCGACTTGCCCTCGATGTCGATCTCGGTTCCGACCTCTTCCACGATCGGGATGTGCTTGCCGAGCCAGTCCCGCTCCTCGAGCTTCTGCTTCGCGTTGACCTTCGCCCACTTCACCGTAGGAATCTGCGTCTCGCGCTCGGCAATCGGCTTCATGGGAGCAAGCCCGATGAACTGGCCGAGGTACTGCTTCTCCTCGTCCGAATCCTTCACCGTCACCGTGCCATCAGGCCATTCTCGGAGCTTTGCCTTCTTCTTCTCGATCCAGAAGTACTCCGCGATGACAACGTAGTCCTTGAAGATCCACTCGTTGAATACTGCCCCGTCAGTCTGGAAGTCCAGCTCGTCCGCATCCGGAAACGCCCGCTTGTACTCCTCGCGGGGCATCTTCTCCATGATGAAGCCCCACTTCGCGTCCGACCCGTCCGGTTCCTGCCGGTCAGGGTCGAGCACCACCTGAAACCTGTTCCTGATGCGCTTGATGCGGATGTCCTGGTCAAAGGACATCTCGTCGCAGTACTCGGTCAGCACGCGGAAGTAGCCGAATCCGCCGTCCACCGTCTGCTCGTATGCCGTGTCATAGGCAAGGTCGGCACCGGATGCGTACTCGATGTGTCGCACCAGCCCCTGCAGCACCGTGGCGACTTCCGGATCTCCCTGCGAGTCCACCGGGCGAATCCGGATGCTCGGGCGGTTCTGCCTGTAGTCGTTGATGACCTGATTCAGGTACTGGTTCGTCTTGTCCACCACGAGACACGGCCGGGCGCCTTCTGGGTCTTTCTCGCGGGCGTTCTTGATCTCCGGGTCCCACTGCTCGAGGTTCCGGAACTTGATCGCCTCCAGCGCAGAGTCGCGGTTCGAGGACTCGTACTCAAGTCCGCGAGTGAACCGCTTGCGACAAGTCTCCATGAAGTCGTCGCTGTCGAGTTCTTGGCTCATGCCGCCCACGCATCGGAGACGTTCGGGATGTAGTAGCCGCGGTCAGAAGCGGCCTCCTTTTTCTTCTCCTCGCGCACGATGCCGGGGAAGAGTTCGCTAAAGAGCCAGACGAACGCATCGGCACGGTTCGGGGAACCATCCCCGACATAGCCATGCGTCGTCATTCCGCACAGTTCTGCTTCCAGAAGCGGGTAGTTCCCGACCAGCACGATCTTCCCCTGCTCGTGCAGTGCGCTGATCGGCTCGGCACGAACAGCCTTCCCCCGGCTGGCGGTCAGCAGCTTGAACGGGCGACGCCTGCCGTTTTCCTTGGGCTGCGTGTCGATCACGTAGCCGACCATCGCGCCCCCGAAGTTCTTCTCGCCTACGATCAGGTCCGCACCGTGGCGATCAAATGCGTTCGTCGCTACAGATCCCCATGTCTTAGGGCCTGCCTTTACCGTGCAGTCCTCCAGCAGATAGCCCTTTCCGTCCATCCCGAGACCGCCGACCATGATCCCGATCTCGTCGTTGTCGGCGTTGTCCTCGTCGTCGGCCCCGGAAGGGTCAACCGC